ATTTAATTCAATAGATGTTGAACCTGATTGGGCTATTGACCTTATTGAAACATCATTTCCCGTATGCTCTATTCTAGTTGAACTTCCATTAGAATTGTCTTGAACTACATCAGATATATTTTCATGTGTCTGAGTGTGATTAGATGCACCTAGATTACCATTAATACTATCTACTATACTATTTACTTCAAAAATTCTGCTGGTTCCACCATTACTATTTCCAATAGAGTCAGTTATTTTATTATATTCTTGACTTCTACTAGATCCACCACTATTGTCGTTTGATGTGACACTAACACTATCTAGTAATGATGTTTGATTAGCCACAGAACTTTCTCCATTTGGTTCTGTATCATATGGTTTTGTTGGGTCAGCAGTATCTACTCCAATAACAGATGTTTTTACACTTGTGTCATAAGTTTCATATACACTATCTATATGACTAAACATTATTGGAATATATGTTTCCATATTTACTCCTGTGTCAAGCATTAGATATATGTCAGAGTTAACTTTTGGAAAAGTATATTTACCTGATATTCCAGACGTACCATCGTCATTTATGTGTGCATTTAACGGTACATCTATAATGTCAATCTGACCCCTTTCATCATAACAGTCCATTGTTCCAAATGTATCTGTATCCAGTATATCGCTATATACAGTGACTACTCTAGCCAATATTATTTGGTCTTCAATAATATCTTTATGATTATATTTAATTATCCTTGTTAGTGAGTCTGCTATGGACTTCTTCGCTTCTCTACTCATTACGCTATACCTGTGGTTTCTTGAACGAACTGTGATACTCCTTCAAATGAATCTTCAATTGATTCTGAATAAATCAATGACTTAAAGTTTAAATGGTCTTTTATCTTAATTCCTAACGTACAAGTCTGTCTATATCCTTGAAAACCCCAAGAGGTTGATATGCTTGTAATTAAGAATTCACCTGCCATCTCAGGATTTCTTGGGTCATACACCTGTATTGATTGAGCAGAGCGAAGAGAATAGTCTCCAAATATAGTTACATCTCCACCTAATCCATTATCAAAATATTTAAAGAACATATCTTTCCCATGGTCAAACATTTTATCAACTAATGCGGTGAAGTCGGCACCCTCACTAGCGTAAGCCTTTTTTGATGAAATTGTATCCATAGTTGCTGTGTGCTGTGAATATCCCGTTACATCAACTATAACTCCATACTTCTTGTTTAGCCAAGCATCAAGCTTTTTTATTGCAGCATCATTGCCCTTGTTTAACGAATCTGAGATTTGAACTGGTACAAATACATCTTCAATCTCATTTGGATCTAAAGCAACGTTTAACTGAATAATTCTGCTGTTTCCAATGAATATTTGAGTAGTGACCATTTTAGTCTTCTTATCCATCGTATTCACCTTCAGCTTATTCCCTCCCTTTGGCACGTTCCACTCCATATTTACAATGGGTGGCACATAACCTTCTGTGTTTGCAGTTGATAAGAATGGAGATAGTGAACTATCAAAATAAGTTCTTCCAATAACTAACTTTCCAAGATTAATGTAGACTGATAAACCTCTCTTCTTAATATCATCCATTACTCTAGCAACAGTTGAGTTCCTAAAGGTAACTTTCTTTCCAAACGTAACTTCTTTAGTTAATACGGAGTCGTCTAACTCAACTCCTGTTCCATCTAATATATCATGTATAAAGTCTTCTAATCTAACCTCATCCCTACCGTCTGTAGGCAAATATACTTTATTGATTGTTTTCTTCTTCAATCTCCACATTGCGTCCTGAAGAGATATTTTAATTGGTGCTGTTGGAGTAGCGGTATCTATATATCCATGAAACATGAGACTGTTATTCCTATCATAACCAATAAACACCCTTACGACATTTCCTTTACCAAATACCTTATCTATCTCAGTAGATGTTGGGTCGAATAAAGCATAGTTGTTCGTATCCCTACCATCATTAATTATCCACTTATCAAATCTAGGTACAATTATATCGCAAGTATCAGTTAGGGTTTTAAATGAAGACTTTATCTTTATGTCATTTACAGCAGTCCATCTTTCTAGTAATGGTGGTGAACTTGCTACACTACCAATAGAATATGACACAGATGTGCCTGTACTATCAACAAGAACTCTATATGGCAAATCATTTACAAATGTTGTGTCTGGTGGATATACTTCTATAAATCCTGTTAATTGATTAAATCCAAGTGTTGCTTTAGACATATTAAAATGGGTTTTTAGATAAGAACTCGTCTATTTGTGTATTTACAGTGCTTTGTAAATTAGATATTTCATCAACCACATTTTGAAAGGCGTTCTTGCTTTGATTATCGTTTATAAGTTCTTTCCCAATCTCAACATATGCAGATTCATGAGATACACAACTTATTGAAAATTTCTGAGATGCATAACTACCTCTTTCTTGAGGGAATGAAAATGACTCAATTACCATTTTAGTTATTCCAAACCTAAATAGATATGGAGATATAATGTCTAATGGAATAGGAGCTTCACAGGCACGTATCAATGCCTCTACATCTGATGTAGGATATATGTTAGCTTCATTTGTAGTAAATGCACCAGTAATCTTAATGTCGTAGTCATTTGAAGATATATATTCCTTTCTAGAAGAGTCGTGATTAACAACTTTTGTTTTTACAATATTTTTTTTCTTACTTACAGTGATGATTGCTGAATCCATAAATACGGCTGGAAACCCTCTAGTCTCCAATGTCAAGTCATCATTTAAAACTTCCCAAGTGTTTGGAATATCTCCAACATCTGAAGGGTCAGCTTTCTTAAGTAGAGTTCTAGTTCCACCGTTTGTATAACCAACTCTATTTGATGATAGAGTGGATAGTTGGGCTTGTGTCTGAGTAGATGTAGCTTCTTGACCACCAATCAATAAATATGAGTATATTGGCACACCATATTGAGACCTGTAGTAGAATGGATCGGCAGGTTTACCAAATATAGATTCATTGAACATCTGAAGGGCTTCTCCCACGTTCCTAGGGGGTGCAGTGTTTCCAAGTAACACATCCTTACCTGTTCTCAATACAGCCGCACTATGAGACTTATTTAATATATTTGATGACGTCTCCAAAACATTTAGTTTCTTTAAATTAAATGCTTGGGCGTTATTTGTGACAAAACTACTCATATACTGCTATTATTTCCTGTATGTGAATATAGGTATTTTTAGACAAAAAAAGCTCACAAGACTAATCTAGTGAGCTAATTTTACATTTAAAGGAATATATTAATTTAGTGAGTTTGTGTCATCATATCCCTGTGAAACAATTATTAGTGACTGATAAGCGGCACTATAACCACTCTCATTTGAATCAATATCATTAATCATGGTTGTTAATGCCGTAATAAGAGATAGTGACAATGACTTATTGTCAACTCCTGTGGCAGAAACTTCTGTGATTGATTCACCTGATAATGCATTTGCATATCCAAATGATTGTATTGCAGCCTCCATTAATGGAACTACATTTCTATACCCAGACTCATTACTTTCAGAGCCATTAATTTCAGTTGTTAGGTCAGTTAAGATTGCTAACGCATCAGTTTTATTTGACATATTTATTTATTGTTTATTGCTTAGTTAGACATTCCCAATTCATAATCCTGAACGATATGTAGAAGAAGTTCCGAAACCCTGTCAGATAACTTGTCTCCATTCTCACTCAATGTATCATTACCGTCACCATTAAATACGATTTCTCCAACAAGATTATCCATATTTACTACGATGCTCCTCGAAAATTCGTTGGCTACTGAAGATAGTGGGGAAGAGCTTGCTAAAGTTCCAACAGCATCTCCAGACTCAGTAATTTTTGTTCCGCTATTTATTACAGGTTTAAGCTGCTTTATTGTGTCAAGAAGACCCTTATCCATGTTTGGGAACATCTTTTCTATTTTTCCAACCACACTCTTCCCATCAACACCCTTAGCCCATTTTGCTACATCAAGAGCCCCCCTTACAAGAAGTCGTGATATTGGACTAGCGTCCTTTTCAACTTTATGCCAA